ACGCAAATTGGCTACAATCAATTAAAGAAAAACAAATAATAAAAGACTGGAATCACGAACCAAAGACATTCTGGTTTACAGGAATTAAACGAGGAGCAATGTCCTACCTTCCTGACTTTGAATTAACTTTAATCGACAACACAACAGAATATCACGAAGTAAAAGGATGGATGGACTCAAGAAGCAAAACTAAAATCAAACGATTCAGAAAACAATATCCCCAGTTTCAATTGAGAATATTCGGAAAATCAAATGATCCACTCATTCAATTTAAGATACCACAATCATATTTGATAACTGATTACAGTCAGCTTCAACAAACAACAAGCAACTAATCACTGCGGAGCTAATTTTAAATTGATAATTTTAAACCTGTCAAGACTTTTTTGACAACAACTTTTACCTGCAATATAAATAACTTATGAGCGAAGAAGTTATAAAAGAGAAAAGAAAGCAAGGAAGGCCGACAATTTACAATCAAGCATTAGCTTATGAGATTTGTGAACGTCTTGCTCATGGCGAAACACTGCGAAAAATGGTGCTGGATGATCATATGCCAGCATCATCTGCGATCTACAGATGGCTTGATAGCAACGAAAGTTTCAAGGAGCAATACGCACAGGCGCGAGTTCGTCAAGCGGACTATTACGCAGAGATGATCATCGATGAATCTTTTGGCGCACATGACGCAAGCATTGGTCGTCTACGCATGGACGCTCTGAAGTGGGCATCCAGTAAGATCGCTCCAAAGAAGTATGGCGACAAGATCGAGCTTGAAAGCAATAACAACCAGAACCTGACGTTATCCTTCAATATCCCTAATCGCGGCAATGAACCCGAAATCATCGAACTTGAAGATGCTCAACGCTTAACGCTGGAACAGGGCGAGAAGTAGTCAATTATCTACTACACAGATTATATGAAGTTATCAACTGAAGCCGCAGCGGAAACGCTTACTGACAAGCCGTATACAATGGAAATCGAGGATGAGATTGATAGCCTTAAAACCACCATAAAGGCACTTCGTCGCAACATTGTTGAAGACAATTGCTACATTGACGATCTGGAGGAGGCAATCAATGACGCTAAAGCTGCCTTCCATGCAGGCGCATCACCATCAGATATGTATAACGCATTGACACGCACAGAGATCAAAAACAATTAGCATGAGATTCCATATCCTCGGATTACCACATACAGTTACCAGCAAAGAGTTTAATGCCTGCGCCTATACGCAGAAGGTAGTTAAGTTCGGGAAGATGATGACATCGCGTGGGCATGAGGTCATCCACTATGGGCATGAAGATTCCGATCTTATCTGCACGGAACACGTTTCTGTGCTGACCAACGATGACTTCAAGAAGTCCTACGGGACGCATGACTGGCGCAAGACGTTCTTCAAGTTTGACATGAACGATCATGCCTACCAGACATTCTTCACCAATGCCATCCGCGAGGTTGGCAAGCGCAAGCGCAAGCATGACTTTATCCTGCCATTTTGGGGTAGCGGTGTCCGTCCTGTCTGTGACGCTCATCCAGACCTTATCTGCGTTGAACCGGGCATTGGCTACGCAGGAGGTCACTGGGCGCGTTGGAAGGTGTTTGAATCATATGCCATATACCATGCGTATTGTGGATTATCTGCCGTTGGTTCATGCAAGCAGGATTGGTATGATGTCGTCATTCCCAATTACTTTGATGTCGCAGATTTCGACTTCAATAGCGCGAAGGAAGACTATTTCCTCTACCTTGGCAGGGTCTACTCTGGTAAAGGCGTTGATGTGGCTATACAGGCAACGGAGCGAGCAGGAGTCAAGTTGGTCATTGCTGGTCAGAAGGAGGAAGGCTACAGGCTACCTTCGCACGTTGAGTATGTAGGATACGCTGACGTTCCAACGCGCAAGAAGCTCATGGCAGGCGCAAGAGCATCGTTCCTACCATCGATGTATGTTGAGCCATTCGGAGGTGTCCAGATCGAGAACCTGCTATCTGGCACGCCTACCATCACCACTGATTGGGGTAGCTTCGCGGAAAACAACCTGCATGGTATCACTGGCTATCGATGCCGCACTATGGGTGACTTCGTGGATGCGGTCAAAAATATCGACCGCATCAATCCGTATGACTGCCGCAAGTTCGGTGAGAACTTCACGCTGGAGAATGTTGCACCAATGTATGAGAAGTATTTCAGCGATGTCCTTGATGTCTATGATGGCGCAGGATGGTATGCTGATGGCAACGGAATTGATTCCATGACGAGGTTTTATCCAAGCATTATATGAGTGACTACACGTTTGAATCGGCATACTGGGGAGACTGCTGCAATACATTTGACGAAGACCAAAAACACTATGTCTACGCTCGCTACATGGGTCTGAAGCAGGTTGGCTACTCGTTTGACGTAGCAGGCGCAAAGATCATTGACATTGGAGGTGGGCCTACATCGATGCTGCTCAAGACGATCAACCTTGCGCCTCGTTCGATGGTTGTCGATCCGTTGCATTATCCAGAATGGACATACGACAGGTATTCCGCGAAAGGCATTGATTCGTTGGTTGTGCGTGGTGAAGACATCTACGAAGAAGGATACGATGAGTGCTGGATTTACAACTGTCTTCAGCACACAGATGACCCTGAGCGTATCATAGAAAACGCATTAAACGCAGCAAAGACAATACGATTGTTTGAGTGGATTGACATCCCGCCGCACGATGGTCATCCAATTGAGTTGACAAAGGAGAAGCTGGACGCATGGATTGGCAAGGAGGGCCAGACGATTCAGCTTGCGGAGTCAGGATGTTTTGGTAAAGCATATTTCAACACATACACACATGAGTAATACAACACCATACCAGCAGTTCGTGAACGCAATCGTCAAGCCCGGAGCGGAGATCGTGAGGCAGTTGACACCACAGCAGGCGCACTTGTTGCACATGGCGGTTGGAGTATCTGGCGAGGCAGGAGAGTTGCTTGATGCAGTCAAGAAGCATTGCGTCTACCAGAAGCAAATTGATCTTGACAACATCAAGGAGGAGGCAGGCGACATCCTGTTTTATTTGACTGGACTTTTGAATGAGCTTGACTTGTCACTTGAAGACTGCATTGACGCGAACAAGGAGAAGTTAAGCAGACGCTATGCGAGCGGCAGCTACAGCAACGAGCAGGCTATTGCAAGGGCAGACAAGGTTGAGGAAGTCAAGCAAGAAAAAATTATTCCCGACATTGAGGATGATTTTGATGATGTCAAGATCGAGCGAGTTGCCTGCAACCTTGGTGAAGAGTGCGAGTCTTGCCAATGAGCAATTGGGATGAATACGCACTTGGCATCGCCGAGGTAGTTGCAAAGAAGAGCAAAGACCCATGGCGGCAGGTTGGAGCAGTGTTGTTGCGGCATGACAACACGATTGCCGCTTGTGGCTACAATGGATTTCCAGCGCATATGGTGGAAGACTGGTCTGATCGTGAGCGCAGGAGGAACTACGTTGTCCATGCGGAGCAGAACGCATTGCGCCATGTCAAGCCAAATGAATGTCGCTTGATTGCGTCTACGACACTGCCATGCAATAATTGTTTAAAATCTCTTGCATCGTATGGAATCAGGCGTATCGTCTACCGCGAAACCTATCCAACGGATGAATCCACGATTCTTCTCGCGGCAGATTTCGGAATAGAATTAATAAATATATGAATACATACAAAATCACATATAGCTCGCCAAAGAACATATTCAGTGGCGAGTTGTTCACCAAGGCGAAGTCAAGTCCAGATGCCATGTCAACATTTTTTGGATGGTTGCAAGAGCAATCGGTCTGGTCGCATTTGTGGAGCATTCAAATCAACATCGAGCAAGTCGAGAATGGATCAGTATGGATATGAGTGAGCTTCCAACGCCGGAAACGGATGCTTTTATTTTGTCGCAGGATTATTCTCCAACAGGGCATCAATGGAGAACTTTCACGCGCAAACTTGAACGCGAGCGCGACGAGGCGATTTTTGATAAAAATACATCTGCCGCAGATTTTTTGAAACAGATACAACACATAACTCTGTGCAAGGATGTTGCGCGAGAAAAAATACTTATAGCTGAAAAGGAACGCGATGAAACGCGAAAGCAATTTGTTGATTTTCTTAACAAAACGGAAAACTATAAGCGTGAGCGAGATAAAGCGAGGGAGGTTGCTGACGGAGGTTTAATAGCTTTAGAGCGAGCTATTAAATACATACCAGAGTCATCGCGTATAAGTTTTGAAGATGCGCTTTGGAGACTTCGTAAAAAACTTGAGGAGGAAAATAAATGAGAGACACGCCAGAAACAAAAGCATTCAAGACACGCATTCGCGGGATCGACGGAGACAAGCATTGGGTTCCTGCTGGGTTTGCGGAAATATTGGAGCGCGAGCGAGACGAGGCGAAAGCAGAGCTATCCTTAAAATGTCAATCCGTGACAATCGCAAGTGGAACCATTTCCGACCTACTCAAAAAAAGCGAGCGACTGGAACGCGAGCGCGACGAGGCAATACGGCAACGAAATGAAACCAATGAATCGTCCAAATACGCTGTGGATTATGCCATCCGCGAGCGAGACGAGGCAACGCAGCAACTACGCATTGCGGTTGGGTTGCTTTCAACGCAACCGCAGTTTGCAAACAAACATCCAGAAGATGTGTTGGCTTTTGTAAAGGAGGGCGCGAAATGAAACTCAGCCCGTTTTGGTATGCGGTCGGCAGCGTGTTTGCAGTGCCTCTTTGTGTGATCGGCTGCTTGGTTTGGTGCGTTTTTATTCTGCTGGTGTGGCCCGCCATTCCTTTCGTGTTCTACTACAATCGAAAGAAGGAATTGTCCGTTGCTCAAACTGAAAATTTGACCAATGGGAGATACGAAAAGGAGGGCGGGAAATGACAATTGAAATAATCAAAGGCGATAACAATGCCGTAACAGATTTTTTCTCATCGCCATCAAACACACCAGAGACGGATGACCAGCCAATCTTCTACGCCATGAACGATAACGGATACCAAGTGCTTTGCGTTGATTTGGAGTTTGCTCGCAAACTTGAACGCGAGCGCGACGAGGCGCGGAAACACTTGAAAGAAATAGAGGAATACGGAACAGATGAAATCAACGCTGCCGTTGATCTTCGTCGGAACCTTGCTCAAGCTCTTGTTGACTTGGATGATATGCAATACCAGCGAGACGAGGCGCGGGAGCAAATCAAAGAGCTAATCTATATCTCCGAACGCGCTATTGACTTGGCAGAAATAGATTTTGAAAACGACAAGTTTGGAATCGTATCTGAACTTCGGTATGAATTAAAAAAAATCATGCAGGAGGGTGCGAAATGAGAATAGACTACGATAAAGATCAGTTAAGTTACGCTTTGGTAAATGCGTTAAAAGAACGTGACGAGGCACGGGAAAAATACGATGCACTTGCAACCGAGCATATGCTTGTGGTTAATAAATTGTGCAAAGAACTTGACGATGCAAGGGAGGCTTTAATGAAGATTGAGGATTTATTTGTAGACGGCACAGATATTTACGCAGATAGGGAAAATATGGGACTGATTGCTAGAGCGGCATTGGAGGAAGAAAAATGAAAAAATCCGAACTATGGTCAAAATATATTGAAAAAAATCCTTCATTTGATGGGTTAGGAACAGTAACAATGTCAGCAAGAGGTTTGCGTAAAATGTTTAACCAAACTTGGGACGTTGCGTTTCAATCTGGATTCAATCAAGAGTTTGAAGATGATGAGAAAGAAGATGATTATCCAGAACCAATTAAACATAGCGCATCTGCAATAAACATTTTCGATACGATATTCGGAAAACGATGAATTCACTTGAACAATATATTGAATATGAAAAACTTGATCCAGTTAAAGCGATGAACGCATTGCAGGATCATGGGATAATTAGCGACAACTGTATTGATGCAAAAGATGTTATCGATGCTGGAGTTGCAGTAACTTGGTTGGATCAGAACTTTTTTAAACTATGAGCGGAGGACACTTTGATTATGTGCAATATAAGTTGGAAGATATTGCTGATGAGATTGAAAGGATTGTTCAAGAAAATACTTCCAGTGAGGTTAATGAATATGGAGATCGCATTGGCAAAAATTATAGCGAAGAAACGCTTTACGAACTTATGATTGGCGTTACTTTTATTCTTGCTGCTGCAACATACATTCGTAGGATTGATTACTTGCTATCTGGAGACGATGGTGAGGATTCGTTTCATGCGAGCTTAAACAAAGACATGGGATATGAAGAAGAACAGGAAGAATCTTAAATCATATTTTCCCGGCAAGGACTGCAAGTGTTATGCGTATGATGCTGGCGAGTGCGGATGTCCTGCTGACTGGACTCCAACGGAAGTTTACAAACTTCGTTACGAGAACGAGGATTTGAAATCGCTTTGCAAGGAGTTCTTGGATATTCTGAGTATTACTGAGGTGAGCGATAACGGAACAATATTCCATCCAACGCGAATTACTTCATGCCGTGTGCAGGATGGTGTAAGGATAAACAAGATTCTTGCACATATCTGTCGAATTGTGACAGATTCTTGCAAAAAGTGACAATGAAAACAAGTTTTTGGGATCATAGTGGTAAACCATCTGTTTTTGTTGTGAAGGAAAACGGAAAAGAAATATATCGAGGTGCATTTGAGAAAGGATACAAACTTATCAATATGAGCATAGAGCAAGACATCACAAGATTAACGCAGGAATGGTATGCGTTGATGGGAGAAGATCACCACAAGGATCGTGACTGCCATTGGTATATTGAAACCAAGTGGAGTTATGGTCAAGTTCCAACATACTGCGTAATCCATCATGGTTATGTTTATGATCGCATCGAGGAAAATTGGAGCAGTTATGAAGGCGCATTGAATAGGTTGCGCGAAATTCTTATTGATGCTATTAAGGAGATTAATGAGTTCAGAGACAACGATCAAAACTGGAGGTAAAATGACAAGAGCAGAAGCACAGCGGAAATCAAACGATAAATATATGTCTGGAAAAATAACAAAAGAAGAATGGAGTAAAGAGTTTGATGATTTGTCAAATGTCCGAATTTGGTTAGCAGACGGGAGGATTGAAAATGGAAGCAAAAGCAACTCTTGAATTTAACCTGCCAGAGCAGGAGTGGGATTTTAAATACGCTTGTGCTGGATTGGATGCGCTATTGACACTGAACGACATTGATCAGGAGCTTCGGTCAGCGGTGCGTTACCATACTGGCGAATTTACGCATTACATTGACGAGGAAACTGGCGAGCGGAAGTTTTGCTGCAATGATACATTGCATCATGTTCGCAAGGTTATAAACGAAATGGTTCACGAACGAAAATTGCCAGAACTAATTTGACAGCAGATGTTAAAAACGCAATTGCCTTGGCAGAAAAAATTCGTGCCGAGGTTGATAACGCGACTGATGAAGATCGCGGGATATTGCTTGCCGCAAAGTATATTATAACAAATGTTTCAAATACAACTGGCAACTTTAAAGTAGACCTGCCGTTTGCAAAAAATGTTGTATTGCAGTTTGTCAACGAACTGCTTAATAAAGATCAATTTGAGGCAGCGGCAACTGTCTTGTGGGGACAACAGGTTTACGACTGGCGACCACAATCCTCAATGGATACATGGAGATGCTTATTTGATCACGATAAATTACTTATACAAGGTGCTGGAGCGATGGGAAAAACATTTGGCGCAGCGGCATGGTTTCTGCTGGACTGGATGCGTGACCCTCACTACACTTGCATTAAAGTTGTTTCACTTACTGCTGAACACGCTCAACGCAACGTATTTGCTGCTATTAAAAAGTTTTATACGACTGCATTAGTAAGACCAGAATTTGATGGAAGCGAAACGCTTGTAAAAAGCATACAGGCAAATAATGATTCAAAGAATGGAATTCATCTTGTAGCTATTCCAAAAGGCGATAGTGGAACAGGAACTCTTCGCGGTTTCCACCCAAGTCCAAGAGCAGGTAAGCCGCATCCAACATTTGGGCAAATGTCCAGAACTCATGTTGTGTTGGACGAAGCGGAAGAGGTTCCTGCTGGCGTTTGGGAAGGTTTGCAAAACATCTTGTCCGCAGCGGATACGGAAGGCGCAAAAGGACGCATTAAAATTTTTGCTGCGAGCAACCCAAAGGACAGAACAAGTGAGTTTGGCAAGCGATGCGAACCAGAGCGAGGTTGGGGATCGGTTGATTGCGAAGACGACTTTGAATGGGAGTCACGCGATGGTTGGCACGTCTTGCGCCTTGATGCCGCACGATGCGAAAACGTCATTGAGCAGAAAATTGTTTTCCCCGGACTTCAGACCAACGAAGGCTACACAGCATACGAAGCGAAGGGCAGAACCGCTGAATATTTTACGATGGCGAGAGGTTGGTTCCCGCAGGAAGGTATCAGCATGGCGATTATCACTCCGTCGATGCTTGATAACGCGATGGGTAACGTGCGGTTTATTGGGCCTGTAGTGCCTCTGGCGGCGTTTGACTTGGCATTGGAAGGCAATGATAGCGTTGTGTGTTCTTTCGGAAGATTTGGCCTTTGTGATGGGTGGACACCGATGAGCGGACAGTTTATTCCATTCAAGACTCCAAGAACAGTATTGCAACTTGATTCGCAGATGACATTTCCGAAGGCGGCAACGCTGGAGCAAACTTACAACATCATCAAGTTTTGTAAGAACATGAAGATTGCTCCGAACTGGTTGTGCGTTGATCGAACTGGCAATGGTGCAGGCATCCATGACTCGTTGAAAACCTTGTTTGGTGATGAAGTGCTTGGAGTGAACTATTCTTGGGCAGCAACTGATACGCATATCCTCGGTGACGATACGCAGAAGGCGAGCGAACTTTACAACGGGGTTGTTACTGAATTGCTGTTTGGTTTGTCCAAGTATCTTGAGTTTGAATATTTAAAAATATCACCGGGGTTCCGCAACGATCAACTTGTACGTCAAGCTACTGGACGGCGTTATATGCAAAAGGGAAAAGGCATGGTGCGCGTGGAAAGTAAAAAAGATTATGTTAAGCGGACACGGCAACCATCACCAGATGCTTTGGACTCGCTTTCAATGCTGGTATTTCTTATGAGACAACGCGCAGGCTCAACTGCGACTATGGTAGAAAACAAAAAAGAAACTCCGCGATTAATGGATCGAGGAATGCAATCTATCGTGGATAAGATAGAATTTATCGATTTTAGCGAATAAATGACTTATATCTGATTTAGAGTATAACTTGATACATTTTATCAAATCAGACTTGATTTATTTATCAAATATGATGCACTAACCCATAAATACTTGCTTTATTTATCATAAATGATAAATTATGCTTGCACAATTTAACGCTTTAGAATATTAGGATTGAACTCATGGCAAAAGTAATTATCGGCATGGTTCCACCGGGAGGGTGGCACTACTACGACTCTGACGCTAAATTGACATCGCATTCTTACGAGGGGTTGTTAAAAGCAGTTGAGAATTATCGTGCTGAAAATCATCTGTCAGTTGGAGACGTTGAGGGAGATGTCAATAGCTACATTTGTTCTAATTGGCCTAATTTTTGTCATGGAGTTGACATGGTTGTTGTGACTTCAATCCATCCAGAAACAAGCCAGCAAACACTGCTGAATGATATTACGATTTGGGCTAAAAATCTTCTGAACTCAAAGACTGCAAACAACCTTGTTTCGGATGATCTTGCCGAGCAACGAGCCAAAACTTGCAAGAGTTGTCAATACAATAAAAATTGGCGCGGTGGATGCGGATCGTGCGTGGCCGCAACAGAACGCATTTCTGCTTCAATCCGCAATGGTCGAGATACAAGATCGTCAAGCAAATTAGGTGGGTGCGAATTGATGAGGCATGACAATCGCAGTGCAATTTTCTTTGACAAATCAAAACTTTCTCAAGCAACTTCTCTTCCAGAACATTGTTGGATGACTATTAAATAATATGGCAGATGTCCTTAAACCACTTCCCGCTATCGTAACGGATACCTATGCGACAAAATCTCCTCGCATTACGAACGCTTACGACAAGCCTCGCATTCTTGACTTGGATGTTATTGATCCTGCCGTTGGCAATAACGATGTTGTCAATAAGGACACTTTGCAGGTTAAGCGGACATTCAAGGATGCGTCACAAGCGCACTCTGCGTATCGCAGGCTTAAACAGCAGAATGTCGAGAGGAATAGGAAGAATCAACTGATTCAAAAGAAACTCAACAATGAACCTCCATACTCTGCGAAAAAACTGGAAAGCATGGGTCAAAATTGGAGGTCTAATCGTCCTACTGGTTTTCTTTCCACGATGGTTAGTCGAATTCAACCTCCTTTTAGGCAGGTCATCGAGCAGGCTACAACTCTCACCTTCTCCAAGTATCCAGTTGAAGGAGTAGATGCGGAGAACAAGACAAAAGTTTTCCGCGAAGAGATTACCAAGTGCATCCGTGGATGGAGTGGTCACGATGACATCGTGGCACAAGTTGTTCACGAAAATACCACATTTGGATTTTGTGGTCTATGTTGGGACGATTTGCGTGATTGGAAACCAGAATTTTTGCGCCAAGATTATACGTTCTTTTCCATTGAAACTCCACAGGAGGTTGACGCAACTCCAATTTGGGCGCGTAAACGCCGATACCAGATTGCGGAATTGCTTCCAGTCCTTGAAGACCCGCAGATGGCAGCAATGGCAGGATGGCATATCAAGAACCTTATTAAGTCAATAAACAACGCAATTCCCGCTGGCAGAACGCTGGATTCTGATGATGACGCTCGTCGTTACGAGGACTGGATTCGCGAAGGATCGTATGGCGCAAGCTACGAGAATGACGCAAAGTATGTTGAGCTTGGCGAGTTGCTGGTGAAAGAACCGCACGGCAAGATTAGCCGTTTTCTTTTTGACGATAAAAGCGGAGACGAAATTTGCACACAGATTGACCGATACAACGCGATGAGCGAATGCCTCGCATTGTTTGCAATCGAGATCGGCAACGGAAATCTCATGGGTTCCCGTGGTGCAGGACGCGACCTTTACAACACGCATATCGCAGTTGACAAAGCTAGAAATCTTGTTGTGGACAATGTTTACCTTAAGGGAATGCTGTTGCTCAAGAAAGGCCCGAATGCAAAGGCAGGCGCAGCACCATTAACTGTCCATCATCCCATCTGCTATATCGCGGAAGGATATGAGGTCATTCCGCAAAATCTACCAGCGGATGTTGATGATTTCCTGCGACTGGATCAGTTTATTTCTGGTCTTGCTGAAATTCAAGTTGGAACATTCCTCCCCGGAATGCCAATGGAAGCGCAAGGCAGTAAGCGCACGGCATCTGAAGTAAATCGCGTTGCTGCTATCGAGAATCAGCTTCGTGAAGGCATATTGATGCGTTGGACAAAGCAATATTCCAAAGCAGTTGAGCGTATGCAACGAGGCATCTGTCATCCAGAACACGTCAAAGCTGCTGCTGAACTAAAAACTCGTCTTGACATCGCTCGTCAAATGGTTCCATCAGCGACATGGGCAAGGCGTGAAGTTGTTGATGCTTTTGATCGGTCTGTCATGGACTTGCCATCGTTCCTTGTGCCTTTCGAGATTCCAGATCATTTGGATGAAGACGCAATTTTCTGTTGCTTGAATATGCTTGAGCGTAACCTGCCTCCTGCTGACATCTTGCTCATGGCATATAGTCCAGCGGAAGAACTCTTGCCTGACACGCAGGCGCAGGACAACGCGATGCTTGATCTAATGATCCAGCGTTACATGGGCAATCCGCAAGTCAACCAAGACGAGTTGCTGAAGCTCGATTGGTCACGCAAGATGGGTGAAAGCATTGCCAACCAAGTTATCCTTCCGAAAGATCAGGTTGAGGCACTTGCAATTGAAGCTACTCGCCAACAGATTATCGAGTTGCAATCCATCATCGCGGGACAAGACGTTCCTGTCTCTCCGAGAGACAATGACATTGTTCATCTTGATACGATGGCACAAAAGCTCATGCCGTTGATTGAGCAAGCTCCAGCAGGCGCATTGCCTCCAGAGATGGTTGCGCCATTTATGAAGGCGTTGCAGCATTTCATGATGCACATTGGACAGGCTGAAGCTAAAGGTGCAAATTCGCAGCAAGTGACGCAATACAAGCAAGCAGCAAAGCAAGCGTTTGATCATCTTACAGCAGGTCACGGAACACCACCACCAGAAGAGTTACAACCAGCGGCAGGCGCAGGATTGCCATCTGGAGGACGCAGACCAGTTGTTGCACAGGCAAGGGCTGTTGGCGAAATGACAGAGCAAGCAGCACCAACACAACTTGGAACGATTAGCAATATCGCTAATCCTCCTAAACCAGTTACAGCAGGATAAACAAAAACAAAATAACACTATGGGCGGATCAAACTCACAAGCACTGAAGAACTACAAGAAATACGCGATGCAGGAAGCACAACCTGATCGCGGAGAAGGTATGTCACAAGAAACAGCAGACGCATATGCTAAATTTGACAACAACTCATCTACTCCTAACGCATTTGGACGCG